GGCCCTCGACGAATCCGGCGCCAAGCTGTTCAGCGTCGGCGAGGTGGACGTACTGAAAAACGAAGTCAAGGACAAGGACTTGCAAGCGCTGATGCTGGCGATCCTGACCGACGACGCCGAGCCCATCGACCCAAAATCCTGAGCGCCGAACTCCGCAAGGACAGCTGGCTCATGCTCCAGTTTGGCGTCGCCAAAGAGCTGGGCCTAACCCTTACCGAAGTTCGGACGACCATGACCGCCGAGGAGCTACTCGGCTGGAGCGCCTACTTCCAAATCCTGAACGAAGACCAGCAAAAGGAAATCGACAAGGCCAAACGCCGCCGCTAGCCCGGCGGCTTTTTTACACCGTAAACTGAAGTACCAGAGTGTGACGCAGCGCCGTGGCTTACAGAGCTGATATCGAAATCGGCGTAAGAGGCGCGGACAAGCTTAGAGAACTGCAGGAACGTGTAGTTAAACTTTCTCGTGCCGTAGAAGACGCAAACGTAAAAACACTTATTGATAGAAAGGCTGTTCAAAGCGTAAGCGAATACACAAGCGTAGTAGCAAAGGCGGCCGATACATTACGTGAGACAGCAATACAGCTAAATGCCGCAGGTAAGGCTTCTGGAGATTACGCCGACGCCATTAGCCAGTATGTGACAGCTATCGGACAAGCAAACACTGTACAGCAAATACACAATAACCTTATAGCGGATGAAATTGAACTGCGCCGTAAACAAAAACTAGCTCAAGCCGGGATCCGTGAAACTACACAGTATTCCGGCCCTATCGGTCCAGGGCCGGCTTCGTCTGTACTCGGAGGGCAATCTACCCCCGTTGAAGAACGTATCCGCAGAACTCTGGATGCGCGAAAAGATGAGCTAGAGCTGCAGAGAGCTTTACTCACGCTAGAAGAAAAATCTGCACAAATTGCGAATGAAAAACTACAAACACAAGGACAACTAGCCGCACTTACAGCTAGGAGTGTAAACGCTGCAAAGTTTCAAGCAGCACAAACACCTGCACAGCTTGCGTTACCAGCGTTTACCGAAAGAGGTCTACAGCTTTTAGATGACAGTGTAAAAGCCAATGCCAGTAGTTTAAGAATTGAGAGAGCACTAAACGGAGAACGTCAGCGAGGCGTTCGCTTCTTAGAAAAACAGACAGAAGAAGAACGGCGTCAACTTGAATTAGGTATTCTTGGTGCACGAACTAACGCGCTTCCCGGTACTGGACGGGCTCGAGGTGCAGTACCCGCCGGAGGGTTTCCAACTGCAGGTCCCATGGTTAGCCCAGGCTTTACTGGGATGCAAAGAAACATAGGACGCTTCGGAGAGAACTTAGCTCTAGGCGCAGGTTTCCCGCTTCTTTTTGGCGGCGGCGCAGGAAGTGTAATCGGATCTGTACTTGGATCATTTGTAGGTACAGGATTTGGCGGGCAAATTCTTGGGGGAGCTTTAGGCCAAGCCTTGGATCAAGCGTTAATTAAGATTAAAGACATAGGTAATGCCATAAAAACTTTAGACTTTAATGCTTTAACAGAGTCAGGTATCCGACTTTCTACAGAAATCCAAGGGCAACTGGATCTTTTAAGTCAAGTAGGCGATACATTGACCGCGCAAAAAATTCTAAGCCAAGAGATAGCTCGCGAAACAGGAACTTTACCGGGTGTTACTGAAGATGTAGCAAACAGCGTAAATATACTGAGTGATTCTTGGCGTAAAGTCGTAAACGCTGTAAGCACCACTGTCGGTATTATTGGCGCACCTTTTGCTGTGGCTTTAGCGGCAGTATTAGAGGCAGTTAATGCGATATTTAGAGTGTTAAATGGTGTGTTTAGCCTTTTAGGTAAGGGAATTAAGACTGTAGGCCAGTTTGTTGTACAGCTAGTTGCTGGTCAAGGTGCATTAGATGCAATAAATAACGGGCTGGACCGCATGAATTCTGGCTTAGCCGAAGCTAACGCACAGGCGGCACAGTTTCGTTCCACCCTTAACGAATCTGTGGTTCGCACATCAATCGAGTTAAGTGCTAATCAAGCTTTAACACCTGGGGTAACTAGCGAGGATAAAATAACCAATCTCAAAATAGAAAAACAGAAGCAGCTGGATCTCCTGTTCCAGGATGAAGTAGACGCGAGAATTAAAATCCGCAGCGAGAACGCAAAAGCTACGGCAGAGACAGTCGAAGGGCTAATTAAACAGAACGATGTTTTGTTCAAGAACAAAAAACAACTTATTGAAACAACAGCTCAAAGGCAGGTTACGGCGGAAATACAGCGCGAACAAGCACGTTTGGACGCAGATGCCGCCCGCGCAGCTGAAAAAGCTGCAAGAGAGCTGGAGCGTCAGCGTAAAGAAATGGAAAGAATGGCAAAGCTTAGGGCGCAGCAATTTACAGATGCACAACGAGGTTTTGTTTTAGCTGAAGCGGGTTTAGCCGTTACAACAGCCGGCGATGGCGAAGATGAAAAAGCAAAAGTACAAGCGGAATTTGATAAGCAGCGTGCGGAAAGAATGTTTAAGTACACCGAACTTTTAAGTAAGGCACTTAGCGACGAAGAACGCCTCACGCTTATAGCCACTCAAGAAATGGAAGCAGAAAAAGCGTTAATCGAAGTTACTAGAGACCTTTTCAGCATAGACCTTAAGCGTTCAGAACTACTTAATTCGCCTACAGCTCTTACGGGCGCACAACAAGAGCTTGAGCTGCTTGCCGCAAAAATTCAGGGTAAGGAGCAAGAGTACGAGTTACAGCAAAAAATAAACGATTTAGTGTCAAAAGAAGGCGTTCCGCTAGAAGATGCTCGCGGTATTTTACTAACTATCCAAGACTTGGAGAAGCAAAACAAAGCTATAGAGACACAGAAACAACTATGGGCAGACATATACACAACAGTTGCAGGAGAACTTCAAAGTGCGCTAACAGGATTGATTGAAGGTACAGCCCAATGGGGCGATGTTTTGAGCAGCATTTTGGGTAGCTTGGGGAATCTTTTTATCAATGCTGCGTTTACCGGTTTGGGCGGCGCACTTAAGTTGCCCGGTTTTGCGGAGGGTGGTTTTGTAACGAGGCCCACTACGGCTGTAGTCGGCGAAGGCGGTGAATCGGAATACGTTATCCCGCAATCCAAGATGTCCGCCGCCATGTCCCGCTATGCGCGTGGTGCACGCGGGGAATCTGTAATTCCAGGCAGCGGCACCAGCGCTCAGGGCGGAGGCGCAGCAGCTGCTTCGATGGAACCCATCGACGTTCGCTACAGCGTGGAGCGCATCAACAATGTCGAGTACGTTACGGCTGATCAATTCCGAGCCGGCATGGCACAAGCCGCCCAACAAGGCGCCATCCAAGGCGAACGCCGCGCCATGCGAACCTTGACCAACAGCGCTGCTGCTCGCGGGAGGCTCGGAATCTGATGGAATTTAATTACGGCCACCTGTTCGAGGTTGGCCCAACCAATCAAACCCGCTTCAGCTTCCAAAACTTTCGCATCACCGAACAAATTACGCACAACAATCGCAACTACTTATACCTACCTTTTGGATTTGGTGGTGCGGTTGCAACGCTCAAGGGCGACAACCTAGACGCCACCTTGCAATTCGGCAACACCGATATCACGCGGAACTGGACTGCCGAAGCAATCCAAGGTTTGTGGGTCGGCAAAGTGACTACAGTTTTGTGGTCAGAAGCCAGCATCGCCCGCGTTCTGTACAGCTATTGGGGTGTCTGCTCTGCCGGCGGCTGGGATGAGACCAGCATCCAAGTTTCGCTGAATAGCGTGCTGGATGCCGTTGATGCAAACGTACCAGCCCGCCGGTTGACGCGCCGCACAATCGGCAACATCCCCTTTACCAGCTCTGTACGTGTGTGAGCACCTGATTGGTCGCCCTTACACCTACGGCGAGAACGATTGCATCAACCTTGTCCTCGACGCCTTAGGCGAAATGGGCATGAATCCACCAGAGGTCAATACCGACTGGTACGCCATGACCCCACGGCAAGTCTTGCAAGAGCTGGAACGCTTCTGCGATCGCATTGACTGGCCGGCTTACGATGGTGACATCACGTTGTTGGCCGCCAGTCCGCTGGCATTTGGGGTTGCATGGCAGAACGGTATCCTCTTCATAAACCCCTTGATCTCCGCAGTGGACTGGAAACCGGCGGACAAGCTTACGATCCGCCGCTCCTACCGTATGAAGTTGCGCTGATCGAAGCGCTTGGATGTAGCCAAGAGGATTACAAGCAGTTTGTCCGTTATGCGCGTGATGCCGTACATGTGCGCCCTGCGCAATATGAACATATACCGGAGATTTACGCACTGGGACCTGGAGTAATACCAGCCGTATCGTATTTAGGCGCACAAGCTGCAGCAAAGTCAGCAACAACAATTATTCTTACCAACCTTGCTATCGGTATTGCCTTAACTGCCGCCAGCATGTTGCTGGCACCCAAACCCCCGGCTGTTTCCGATAAGCGCGTCAAGCAGCGCGAGCTACGCAACCAGATTGGTCCCAGCCGCTTCAATCAAACCTCATCGTTCGACAACATCGCGTCTCTTGCCGAATACGGTCAAGTCATTCCTATCCCTTTCGGCAAGCTCGATGTTGGCAGCGACGGTGTAGATACAGGCGGCCTGACACTGACGCCCGCACTTGTCTGGAGCCGCGTTTACTCCTACGGAACCTACCGCGCGTTTGAAGGCATCTACGTTGCCGGTCAGTACGGACTGGCAACGCCAAAAATTGCCGGTGTCCGCCTTGGCACCTTTGCACTTAACAACCTAAACCTCAACGAATACGCGCTGTTCTGGTCTTCACAGGCAGGCAAAAACAATCCTGCCAGTGTTCGCAATTTAATCGGTGGCACCCAAGGCGCACGCGACTCTGGCACATCCGGTCGCCCTTTTGTATTTACTGCTCCAAGCATCGAGCAGGACGTTGACGACTCGGCGTCTATGGCGCACTCGCCCCAGTCGCAGGTGCAGTTTGGTACTGCCACGC